ACAGATACTTAATAGTGGCGTCTACGTCGAAGGGGAATAGCCCAAGGCGCTTGCCGATGTTGCCGATAATCCAGCCGCTTATAATCGCCGACTTATAGAACCGCTCAGGTGGTGCAAAGTCAAAACCGTTGTGCTTCTCAAACGCAGCCAAGCCCTTATCCCACACCACCTTCGGTCCGCCCATAGCGACAACCGCCTCAGCAAGCTCGGGCATCGCCCAGCCGTTGTTCTCGTCGACTAGGTTGTAGAAGCGGGTGCCGCGTTCGCTCTTCTCGCCGCCGATAAAGATACGGTCGTTCTGCGCAACCTCCAAGCACCGAGCTTTGACCGCCTCGTTCTGAGACATGAACTCGTCGTACTTGCCATGCAAAGATTGGTTGGTCGTGATAAGTGTCGGGCCTTCCCAAGTCACGGGGTCACGAATCTCCCGATTCTTGGTCATCGCAATCTTCTCGCGGCCAAGGCTCAGGTTGTAAGCCAGTGACGTAGCCGCCACGCCGTCTTGCATGGTCATCTCGTCCATAGTGGCGGGGAGGTTGTTCAGCGTACCACGGAGGTTATACAGCGCGTTGGCTGTGTCGCGGTCACCGAGCAACAACTTATCAGGACTGCCGATCAGGCTGTTCGCCGCCGCCAAAGCCAGAGACTTACCCGTAGTCGTCTTCGTCGAATAGATCGACATGATGAACGATGAGTTGCCTGACACGCGACCCAGCAAACCAGCGGTAGCGATAAGCACCGCCGCGCGGATGTTGTCGGCGCCCTCAGTGTCCAGCATAGACATGGCTTCGATCCACTTCTCACGCTCCCCGTGGGGGCACAGGATACCAGCGTATCGGCTTGCCGCACCTTTGAGGCGGCGGTTGGCGTTTCCAGTAGGCGAGTTAACGAGCGTTTCACCACAGAGAAACGACCCGTCTTCCTGCCAACCAAACGAAGTGAACTCAGCGCCGCTCGGCGCTTGCTGTTGTACTTGCTCCAAATATCTCATTATGTACTGCCTCAAGCGTTCTTGTTGTGGGGGTGAGCCCACCAAAATCAACTTACTCATCAGGAAGTCCGCGAAGTCGCGCCCTGCAATCGAGATGGTTGTCATTGGCATATCAAAGAACTTCCAGCCATCACGCTCATACCGCACAGCGAGGGTAGCGGTTGCAGAGCTTGCGCTTATGTCGGTGTAGATGCCGGTGACGTGAATCTCGTAGTTGCAAATAAGCTGGCGCTCCACCATCGTTGCCGCGACCTCGTTGCCGTTTGCATCGACAACCTTGGTCTCGACTTCAACCTCCTGCACAACTTTGTGGTCTTGGATAATGTATGGCTTGGGCAACGTAAATACGGTTTCAGCCAACTCGTCCGAAAATCCGCTGGGTTGTTGTACAGGAACTTGTACAACTTCTTCGCCAGACAACTGCGCAGGGCTGCGCAGCTTCTCGCTTTTGTATATACATTGTGTACACCCCGTGCCGCAGAACTGCTCAAATTTTGCGCAAGTGGTAGGACCAGTGCCGTTCCACCCAGCGATCTTCTCCATGCTGGCATCCAGATCGAAGTCGGGGTGTTTCCCCGCCAGCCGAATAACTGCCGCCGGTACATCGTTGCAGTATTTAGCTAGCCCCATGGTGGCACGCCACATGGGTTCCTCGACACGGTTACCAGCTGCATCAGTCAGGCCGCCGCTGTCGGCGATAGCCCGTAGCTGATTGCATCGCTTGAGGACGCTCTCCAGCACCACGTCACCAGAGCCGAGAACGGCGCTCATGACACTAGACTTAGGCTTAACCCCCGGTGCCCTGACTGGCGCCGCGCTTACCGCTTTGCCGAACCATGGGCGCAACATTGCGAACAATTCGACAGGCTCGAAGTCTGGACAGTCAGCCTTGCACTCAACGAGCTTCCATGGTATCTGCTTCTTGTGGTGCGAACCCACGGGACGCAACACCATAGATGGGTCGTGAATCTTGCTGGTATCAATCTCGACACCGTTCTGCTCCAGCGCCAAACGCAGAGCCATCGAAGCCTTGACCCAGTGGTCCGTACCGATTACCTGCGTCAGCGGCCAGTAGCAGTGGATGCCGTTGCCAGATGACACAACCATCGGCTGTGGCAAACCGATCTGGGTGAGCGCCTGCTTGAGCGCCAGCCAACCTTCTTTTTGCGTAGCGTATGGTTTGTCGCTACCAATATCCAAGTCAAAAGCCAGAGCCTTGAAAGCCGTAGCATCAACTTGGCGGCGGCGGTATTTTTGACGCCCTTGATCGTCTGTGTATTCATGCCCTGCAAAGCGTCCAACGGTAAAGTAAACCGTGGAGTTAGGCTCTGCATCCCATTGTGCAATCGCCGCGACTGCTTCATCAATATCTGAGAACGAGCCTCTGTTCCAGAAGATTCCGCGTGGGTCTCTGCCAGATGCGTCTGGTCTATGCACACAGATAACGATGTCGTCTTGGTTGGCGGTTACACGAGTAATAAAAGTTTTTGTATCCAACACTTGCCCCTGATGAAAAGCCCCCGGTCCAGCCGGGGGCTATTAACTTGTTTTATCGAGTTTACTACTCGTCGAACAGGCTGTCGAGTTTACTCGCTAATTCACTAGATGCCTTCACCGGCGCAACCTCGGGTTTTGCCGACTTGACAGGAGCCGCAGGAGCGGCTTCTTCTTCGTAAGCATCGTCGACGGCTGGCGCGCTGATAGCTGGCTTTGCCGCAGGGGCGCTCAGGGCGGGACTGGCGTTTTGTGGTGATAGTTGGCGGGTAGCAACTTTGGACTCGTCGCTATTGGCCAACACGTCCACGCGAGCTGCCGCCTTCTCACTCACAAAACCGTTCTGCTTGAACGTGATCTTGGGGTAGCTTGCTTGGTCATCGAAGCCCAGCTGTGTAATAACTTCTTCAGGAATTAAACCGTAGTTGTCCAAGTCTTTGAAGTACTCACGCATGGCTTTCATGCCAGAGACCGGAACGGTCAGGCTGTACACCTTGGTGGGGTCTGCGGCGGCAACCACAGCCAAGTGGCGCTGGTCTGCACACATCTTAGACTTAGCACCACTGGGCAGAATCTTAGAGCCGAGCTGGTTGTTGGGGCAGTTTGCACAGCTATTGCTAACGGGAGACTCGACTGCCGCGTCGGGCTTCAAGCCATCATTCGAGAAGCAGCTGGGTCGAACGTTCTCAGCGGCGGCGTCATAAGCCTGACCATAGAAGACCTTGGACACGCGGGGGTTAGCGCCGACAACGATTGTGTCTAGCGTGATACCCACGGTTGTCTCAACGCCGTCTTCGACCAAGCGGTAACGACCAGCCTTGATGCTGATGCGGGGGATACCACCGCTACCACCCTCTCCGATGATGGCTGAAGTCACGGCTGATTTAGTACCAGCTTGTTGACGGGCGGCGATACGAGCGGCAATGTGTGCCGGTACAGTTGCGAGTGCATTACTCATAAAAAATTTCTCCAGTTTCAAAAATGACTTAGTCAGTAGCTTGCGCTTTGCGGAAGTTAAAGACACGGACGGATGAGAAGTTAACCCCCGGCGGAGGACTTCCGTTTGCTTCGATATAGCTACGCACACCCGTCTTGGACGCACGTGTCTCTACCAAATCCCACAGGTCGTTAGCCTTGCAGTGTGCGAAGAACTCCTCGCGGGATGACACGGTCGCCGTTGAGTGCGTCGACCAGTAGCCCAAACCCAGAGAAGTCTTAACAGTCTCAAGACCATCTTCCTGCGCTTTGGCGGTGAACCAACCTTCAAGCATCTTTAGCTTCTCGGTTAGCTTCGCCTTAGCTTCTTTGTGCGCTGCTTCCAGCGCGTCAATCTCTTTGCGCACAGCAACAAAACGCTGTGCCGCTTCTTCGTAATTCATAGCCCCTACTCCTCGTTTATCCCATTAACCAAGTTTAAAAACTCTGTCAGCGTGTTCTGCTTTGCGCGTAGTCGCCGATAAAGTTCTGCCTCAAAAGCGGTAGCCCATATGTGCCACACGCTAGTCTTGCCCGTTGTAGTCAATCGTCTGATACGAGCATTAGCCTGCTCATACTGTTCGAGTGAATATATCGGCGCAAACCAAACGATATCCTTCGCACGAGTTAGCGTCAAACCATGCGCCGCAACCTTGGGGTGCGCCAGCAAAATCTGCGGTCTGTCTGTGTGTTGGAAATCATTAAATATCTGATCTCGCTCTGTCTTGCCAACGCCGCCATGCACTGATGCAACGTCGAATCCGTCAGCAAGTAATTTCTCTTTCAACCAATCCTGAACGCCGCGCAAGGGTACAAAAATAATTGCCTTGTCGCCGATCTCTGCAAGTAACTCAGTAAGTGTATTATACCGCGCCGAGGCGTCGATGGCAATCGTATCGTTGTCGCCATACACTACGCCGCACGATATCTGCAACAGCTTACTCAACACAACCGCCGCGTTAGCCGCCGTGACCTCGCCTTCGGCGAACACAGACACGCAGTGGTCTTTCATGTCCTTAAACGCTTTTTGTTGTTGGGGCGTAAGCTCTGTCTTGCGCCCAACGAAGTTAGTTTGCGGCAAATCCTTACACTCGTCAAGCGAGAATCGAATCGACGGTTGCAAAACTTTCTTGCAGGTCTCCAACGCATCGGGTCTTGGCGTCCACTTAAACTGCGTAACCTTTTGCATCACCATATCTTTGAACGTGGTGAAACTCTTTGGGCAGTTCTCTGAGCCAACCAAACGCGCGAGTGTCCAAGCATCAGCGGGAGTCTGCGATATAGGTGTACCAGTTAACAGCCACAACCAAGGGCTGTGCGCGGCGGCCCACTTTGCGAACGTTTTATACCGCTGTGAACTTGGTGACTTGAGCGCGGTCGCCTCGTCATAGATTACAACATCAAAGCCAGTCAGGTCGCTCTGCATATTCGTAAAGCCATCGTGGTTAATGATGACGTACTGAACGCCGGGCGTCTTGAGCAGCTCTTGCCGCTTCTGCTTTGACCCTGTGCATATAACAAACGAGCGGTGAGGCAAGTGATGTCGTAGCTCCCGCGCCCACACAACCTTTAGTGTAGACAGCGGCGCGATGATTAAGACTTTGCGCGCGTCACCTTCGTCGAGCAAAAAGTCTGCCGCCCAGATAGAGCTGATCGACTTCCCAGTGCCCGGCGCATTAAGACACAGAGCGCGCTTGTGCGTAGTAAGAAACGCGGCGGTCTCTTTCTGATGCGACATCGGCTCGAATCGCGCAGGCCAGTTGTAGTACTGCAATACTGGGGGCGGAACGCTGAACCCAAGATTGCGTAGCACCAACGACTCCTCGACACCGTAGTTAAGCGCAACCATGTCTTGCCCATCGTGCGAGAACTTTTTTGCGTGTGGGATGAACTGCGCTACGGCTTCGTTCTCAGTACTGCTAATAACAATGCGGCGCTTGTCAGGGATTACGAGCATAGTGCAGACCACCCAAGAAATTCACTCTCCCAATCGTCTACGGTGGTCTCGCGTACGATCCACACCTTAGCGCCTGCCTGCATCAGTGCCGCGATTTCTCGCTCTTGGTTAGCC